CCGTACACCTGTGCGTCTCCGGACACCCGTGCGTTGCCGTACACCCATGCATCTCCGGACTGAGCTAGATTTTCGTACCTTTTTATGTACCCACCAACGTTGCCTTTAATCACGTCTGAGAAAGACCTCAATGCGCGTATTCTATAAAGTTTTTCTCCGAAAACTTCAATAAAATTGTCTTGTAGAATCTCATACTTATCAGAGATTGTTGCCTTTTCCATTTTTCTTTCCTTTCGTTGTGTAGCCCTTCTTTACTACATTTATAGTATAGCACCCCATACTGGGTGGGTAAAGCCAGAAGAGGGCGAAATAAGTCACACTTCATTAGGTGTTTGTGTGGCTTGAAGCTCAAGTAATTTTGCCTTAGCCTCCATCATAGCCACCTCTGCCTGCATCCGCTCGGTCTCAATACGCATAGCATCAAGCTCAAGCTCTCGCCTCTCACGAATAGCTGCTAATGCTGTTGCGCGTCGCTCTTCGGGAGACCACTCAACAACGCCAGCAAGCTCACGCAAAGCTGTTTTCAGCCACATCTTCTCAGGGTATTTCTGCCACGGAGAGAATTTACTCCGCCCTGTCTGCGAAGCGTCCATAGCCGCCTGAATACGATCTTTGCCAACCTGCACCACAGGTGATATACCGCCACCTGCAAGGTCGTTATATTCAACCCAGGCAACAGCTTTCACTAGCTGCCCGCGCTCTTCATCAGGTGCGCGCATATACTTAGGGGATTCGTCCACGCCCTCGACGTACTCAAACTTGTCACCTTCACGTACTGCGATTCGGTGAATATTCTTCGCATACCCGGCGCGACGGATTAGCTCGACCCACCCTTTATAGCCAATGTCTGCAACAATTTCCCTGCCGCGTGGCACAAAATATATTTCATCCGTACCGGGGGTAAGACCATACCGAGCCGACTTCTGTAGCATCACTGTAAGCTGCAAAGGATCGTTCAGTGCCAAAGATACAAGCTTAGGGTCATTCCGGATTACCAGTGATGCGGCTGCGAGCCAGTCGAGTACGTCGCCTTGCATGTACTTAGGCATTGCGGCGGCGATAAAATCTTTTTGCGGCTCAATAACATTTTTTTGCAGGTCGCGTATTGCGATCTGGTTGCTCTGTGGGTTGCGTGATATTTGGCTTCCTGGCTGTGGTTGTACCATTTTCTGTTTCCATTCTTTTCGTGTAGTGGTTTATAGCATTGATTCGTATGCGTGGGTGAAGAATTTTTCTGCTGATTCTTTGGAGCAGGATACTGATTCTTCGTATTCCTGGTTTGCCAGCATTGGGCTGTTCGCCTCAGTTAGGATTTCGTCGAATAGCAGATCGCGTATCTCGGATTCTTGCACCTCATAGTCGTCTACTAGTATTACGCGCCCCTGCATAGTCAGTTCTACGTGAGTTGCGGTATTGTCGTCGCGCTCGATTAGCAGGTGGAAGCCTACACCTTCTTTGGTGATTACCCATCCGTGCATGATGCGGTTGCGGACTTCCCAAATAATTTTTCCTTTTTTCATTTTCTTTTCCTTTCCTTGTACTTCTAGTGTATCACCACCTACCAACTAAACAAAGCTGATAGGTGGTGAAATAAGTCATATTCTACTTGAATACAACGAAAGGCTTACCCGTACCGCGCGCCTGACGCTTAGCGATAGGTCGCCCATTATATTCAAGCTCGTAGGCTCTACCCATCTCGATAGCCGCCCAATTTTTAGCTATAGCTTCAGTCTGCTTATACAGCTTCTTGATTCTCTGGAAGCGCTCAATGCGAACAGCCGCATCATCTGAGGCAATAACCAAAGCGTCATCAATTTCAGGATGCATCTCACGCACAGCCTCATAGACAGACATATCACCTTCTTCCTCAGAAAAGTCAGGCTCTACACCAGATTCGAGAGACGCTGCAAATTCAGAGCATTCTAAACGCATCCGCTCAATATATTGCTCATCGTACTCGATTGTATATTCACGGAATTGCATCGCGATCAGTGCCGCAACAACACATTTCTTTATGCCTGTGCAAAACATCTGTGCCTGCACCTGAGCATAATAACCCAAAGGGATACCATCAGCACCAGAGCCAGACGCACCCCACTCAGCACCATTCATGGCGGTCTTACACTCTAGTAGTGCTATGACCTCAGGCGATTTCTTGCCTACCTCGGGTATAACTATGATGCGATCGGGGGTTGCCGTAATTACTTCGCGGCTCCACGCTAGACCATGTGGGTTTAGCACTGCATATTCGGGGTGCTGCTGTGCATACCATTTAGCAATAGCGTCTTCTAGGATGTGTCCGCGTTGAGCTACTTCCCTAGTAGGTGACTGTCCCTCAATGTTTCCCTTCATGGTGTGCCAAAGGGCGTATTTAGAGGTATATGGCGAGACTTTCAATATAGCCGCCACCTTAGAAGCGGTTATTTTCTTCATCCATTCGGGGCTACCTGGCTTGAGTGGCTGCTTCATTGCTTTCTTGCGGAGTTGATACCATTTCATTTCCTTTTCCTTTCCTTGTACTTCTAGTGTATCACCCTCTACCAGCTAAATAAAGCCGATAGAGGGTGACACTCGTCATATTTAGTTATATAGTAGGCTTACTTGTAGTGAGGCAACGGATAAAATCACCCGTTCTTCATATTCATGATCGCTTTCTTCCTTGCCTTGACTATTCAAAATCCATTCAGCAACATATGATACGCATATCCTATGTACTCTATTCATGCCAGATTCTTCACTATAAAAATTTCGATTAGAAATCTCCCGCAAAGCCTCTATGACCTTATCTGACAGATCATACTTTACCCACCTATAATTCGACATATCCAGGTAGTCCAGAAGCTTTAATGTGTCATCAATGCCAACTTTATATGGTGCACGCCACGCATATTTCATGATATTGCCTAGATAAAATGGTAGCCCATGAATAAAATCAGTGAGTTTATGCCCGTCAATTTCTGGGTAGTGGTTAGACAATTGGTCGCCTCCCAGCAGCTAGTAGTCTCTGGCATCTTGCGATGCGCTCACGCCGCGCTCGCACCCATGCTTCGTAGTACTGTTTAGTCAGCTCGGCGTTGCGATACTCATTAGGGTCTGCTACTCGCTCTTCCTTTTGCTTGCGTTTCTCCTGCCTCTTGCGGCAAATCGAGCAGTCCGGATTTATTTCCGCCATGTCAATTCCGCACCCTTTACATTTAGGTGGTTCTGGTGCTTTATATCGTATATCGCCTACGACCTTCCACTTGCGGTGCCGATTATTGCACTGCGTACACCCCTTTGTTCTTTCCTCACGCGGGCACCCGCATGTTCCGCAGTGGGTTGTGTATTCTTTTCCTGCCATTTTAGATTACCGCCGTTGCTACTAGTTTGAATTGGTGAAATTTCTTGACGTGCGCATAAGATGCTTGCACGATCCCTTGGTGCGTGTTCATGGGTTTCATGGTTCCGCATACACTGCAATCTGCATACCATTTACCGTAATGCTTCCACGACTTTACCTTGGCTTCGTGGGTTATACCGATCATGAAAACATTGAATACTAGGCAGAAGTCTTGTATAGCCTGGGCTGTGCTTGCGTCTCGCAACTTTCCAGTTGCGCCTAGTAAATCTTCTGTTGTGATCGCTGTTAGCTTGCGTGTTCTCTCGTTCGCAGCTAGTTTCTTAGGTAGTGAGAATTTCTTGCGTATAGCACCTGGCTTGAGTGCCTTTAGCGTACGTGAGTGCCCTTGTTCGTTGAAAAACATTTCGTCAATGTCTTTTGCTACCAGGTAGCTTTTCCCGTCTAGGGTTGTGATTACCCTTAGGGTTTTTCCCGTGAATCTGTTTTGGAGTAGGTATCCTACTGTCATTTCCTTTTTCCTTTCCTATATCTCTAGTGTATCACCCAATACTAGATAATCAAGCTGATAGAGGGTGAAATAAGTCACTAAAATACCCTATTGTTACTCCATTCATGCACATCCTGCGGATCAAAAAGCCGGTCATTACCAGAAGTCCTAAAAGGCTTCAGTTTCCCAGCAGCGCACGCCTTACGCACACCGTTCGGAGTCATTTCCTCCATCTCTGCGACCTCTCGCACAGTCAATAGAGTGCTAATAATATTCTCCGGGTTATCAGGTGAAATCATTTCACGAATCCTGTCCACCTCGTCATGCAAATCTTCGAGATGTCCAATATTCTTATCTGTGAGCTCATCAGCGAGTAGCTGAATATTCTTGAGCGCAATGCGCAAATCTTGCAGATCGGACATTATTTTTTCCTTTCGTATGGGCTGAAAAATATTTCAAGCCTCGGGTTTTCTCTATCTACACCACCATGATGTAGGTGTGGGCCATCTAGGTATTCATGTGAGTCATCTGGGAGTATCCCCGCGTCCACCATTCCGTCTATGATGGCTTTAGCTGTGGGGTAGTAATTGCCAGGGTCGTAGCGCCCGGCGCGCGGGCGGTAAATATACACATCACATGTGACCGGCGGCTCCAATGGGGGTGAGTCTTTCACTGGCTCATACCCTGCCTTTCGCCAGTATTTGGATGATTTCTGTCTAGTGCGCCAATGCTCAGACATTAGCTTATTTATCGACAGCAGCGGGTGGGTATCCGGTATCTCAATGACTACTTTCATTAGGCGACTTTGCGTGTGCCTACCTCGTAATCATCGACTGTGCAAAATTCCTCGCCAACATAGGCGCGGTACACAGCAACCTCATTCAGGAATAACTCGTACCCATCTGGAACAATCTCAGCTAGTTCTTCGGCTAGATATTTCTCTAGGGACTTGATAATTTCTTGGTGTCCCTCAATGATCTGCTGCCAGTACTCGGATGAATCAAACACGGTGCCATCTTCGACCTGCACTCGCGCAAGCCCATTCTTTATAAAGTTTTCGGTGGCTTCTACTACCTTCTTGCCACTCTCAGAGTCTTTCACAAAGGGCATGTCTTCCAGCAGTTCTACCCATGCGGCTTTTTTGTCCTGGCGGAAGGTTAGGCTGATTGCGCCTTCTAGTGTTTCGCGCATTTTCTTCTTTCCTTTCTTTCGATACCTCAAGTGTATCATGCAATACCAGCAATGCAAAGCTGATTTCACATGAGGTGCATCACATATTCTCTAGCGCTCGCATCTGCCTATCACGCTCCCGCTCCTGAGAGGCGTAAGACAAATGCCCGCCAGTACTACCACCAGTACCAATACCACGCACCATAGCCACAACCTCAGGCGGCGGCGCAATACTCGCACGCTCAACAGGCATAGTTGGCATCTCCAGGCGCTCTATCTGCACCTCAGAACGCACAAACTCAGGAACATTAGCATACGCCCGCTCCCACGCCTCAAAAACACGTAACGCAGTCTCCCAGTCCTGCCTATCTTCAATCTCGAGCGACTTGAATTTAGCCGCGAGACGCGAGCATCTACCCAATGCGCCATCAATCTCAGATTTCATCTCCTGCCAAGTCTCCAAAATATCCCCCGGCTGAAGTATAGATATGCGCCGCGTCGAGTAAAGCCGCTTCTGCACCTCGCGGGCATACTTATCCGGAACCTCAGCGCAAATCTCAGCCCAAACAGACAAGATTTCATCAGGTAGTGGCTTTAGGCGCTGATCTAGTCCGGTGGCGATCGTGTAGAGCGCTCGCATTGTGTTTAGTTCCATTGAGTGATTTCCTTTCGATTTTTTTCAAAGCGCTGTGCGGCGATTTGCGGGGCGTTTTTTAGTGCGGATAGGTCGTAACCCATTTGAGCCGCTTTTTGCTCCCATTCGGTCATCTGTGGCTTCCGGTAGGGGAATACGGCCTCTAGGTCGTCCTCCCATCCGCGACGATTGAGCCAGGTGGACGGGTGAGGAACGTATTTCAGCTCAGTGCCGCTCTGGACGAATGCCTGTGCGTATGCCCGCATGCCATTGATAGCGTCTTGAGACTCACCGCGACGCTCTACAGCCCTCCAGGCGCGCTCTGCCGCCTTTTTTCCTACCCGCCTGGGAACTAGTGCCCAAAACATATCAAAGTCGCCTAGAGGGGCGTTCTGTGGCTTCTGAGAGGTATTTGCGTTGTATACCTGGACTACCTCAGTCGCTTTTCGCCAATGCTGCTGAGTGTCAGGTTTGATTTCCAGGATCGAATCAGTTCCGAGTTCATCACAAACAGCGAGCGCGTCAGCGCGTAGCGGCTCTGTGACCTGAGCCACCTCAGCGTCACGGGGGACTATAGGGGGTAAATTAGTATTATTAATAACTTTAGTATTAAGAGGAGTATGCAGCGAAACCGTCGACGGTTCAACCGCTATCGGTAAACCTGACAACGGCTCACTATGTGAGACACCCGGGAGCTTCGCAACCATGATCGAAGAACCAAATTTGCCGCCCTCGCGAGACTGTGAAATCTCCAGATACCCGAGCTCTTGCAATTCGTCGATTAGAGATTTCACTCCCATGCGCCCCATAGGTGATGCCTCGACTAATTCTTGGCGTGAGAGTGAGTATCCAGGTTTCTGTGAGACGATAAACGCCATAAGCCCGCGTGCACCCCATGAAAGCCTTGAATCGCGCAGGATTTGGTTTGGGATCATGGTGAATGAGTGTTGGTAGTCGAAATTGTGTATAATATTCACCGGGACATCCTTTCTGTTTCTTATTTTCCTTTCCGGAATTGCCTCCGGGGCTTTCGCCTCGGGGGCTTTTTCTTTATCCAGCATATCACATTAGTGTATGGTGCTACACCAGATATATGCGTGACAATAAACACACAAAAACAGCTTGCACACAGACCCCATGTAATGCCATGATTAAATACATGAAATACATTCTTATTCACGCCGACACATTCGAGCACCTGGCACAAAAGCTCACCAAAACATTCCGACAGCACGGCAAATACTGCTCATACGCAACAGCCAAAAAAGTTGCTGAAAAGTACACCACAATCGCAGGCAATGGTATTCATGCGAAACAGCGAGGCTACGCACGAGCAATGAAATTCATCCTGCACACATCCATAGAAAATCTAGCCGCCGACCTACGATACGAAATAGCGCAACAGAAAGTAGTGAAATTCGATGCGTAAAATCAGCCTACAACCCACGAAAAATGAAGATGGCACTGTCGAGGTGAAGCCGCTAGACACAACGCACCTAACTTTCGAGGAACATACACGCTTAGAGACCGCTTTGAAAGATCTAACCTTCCTAAAGCCGTACTCTAGCCGCCTAACCATCCGTCTAGCTTCATGGGATGCCGTAGAAGATGCATTCGATGGTGAGAGAGTGCGAGTCGTACCGGATAAAACAAAAAATCCGGATAAATATACAGAAATCCTATTCTCAATCGGAGAAGAAAATGAGTAGCAAGACGATTCTGCACCATGTAGTCACTGTGCACATTATCGAAGATACGGCGGCACTAAATACATCTCGGCTCTCGCAAGCGGCTTTCAAAAATGCTTACGCACAGTATGCAGTGATAGCCAAAGAGCTAGACGAATATGACATGCCACTCACGGATAAGCTCGTATGGCGCACACAGCGTGTAGAAGACCTTGTAGACAAGGCGCTAAAGCGATACGGTATGCGTGTAGCACGAAGCAAAACCGCCATAGAGTCGCTGAATAGCAAGAAAGGCTATTCAGCCCTGCATATTACCCTGGAAGAAGCGAAAGGTGAGTAGTAAACACAAGCCGCCATATTTGCTATTTCGTTTCGATCATAAAGAGCTTGTGGTGCTTTATAGGCGTAAGCAAGATGAAGGCAGGCTCATATACACATTCCGCAGGTTAGCTAGTGGTGCTGTCGAAATATTCACTCGACGAGGCGACATGAAAAACAAGCCTGTAGCCGCAGCAACATTTGAGCTACCAGAGGAAAATATAGCAGAAGCCATAATCACAATAACCGATGCCAGCAGATACGCTGATATTCTCAGTGTATTGCCTTGGGAGGCTGATGTTATTGAGGGGTTACCTGCTGATGCAGATACACTAATCCTGGAGCGCATCCCGGAATACTATAACTAAATATGACACATATCACCCTCTTCTGGCTTGTTTTAGTCAGTAGAGGGTGATACACTAGAAGTACAAGGAAAGGAAAAGGAAATGAAAAAATCAATCATTACCGCAATAATCATTAGCACAGTAGTCATAGCTGCATCAGTAATAGTATGCACTCCAACCCTATCAATAATGGAGTTCGACGCAGAGCAAATGGCATACGGAATCTTCGCAATGGCAGCCGCAGCACTAGCCGCCCGCGAATACGTAGCATGGAATACTAGGAAGGAAAAGGGATAATGGCTATATACACATTGCACTCAATTAGTTTTTCTGCACTCTATATACATAGAGATGGTGAACAGATTGCCACTATGGAAGGCAAAGGAAGCTTCTTTCTACGGACACGGCAATGGGTAGCAACCGATAATAAAGGGCAGACTGTAACAGTTGGTCGATCTATCTATGAATGCATAAAAAACTATGCTGCGACACACGGAGATGACATGATAAAGGAAATTCCGTATACACATGGTGCACGAGCTGCGTTCAAGACTATAAAGGAGAAGGAATAATGAAAATTAACGAATACTGCTACAACCTACTAGTAGGCATGTGCATGCTACTGTTTATTGGCTTCACCATCGCCGCAATATTCGGAAACTACTTCGCAGCATTACCAGCGATCTTATTCGCAGTAATCCTAAAACTCACACTCTAGAAAGGCACACTCATGAAAATCACCAAGAACATTGCAACATTCGGCTGGGTAATGCTAGGACTGTCAGCATTCCTGTTATGCGTAAATATTCTATCCGCAATGATTGGGGAAACACTCTACGCAGACATGCCATACGTAGCAGGATGTGCCATTATCGGTGTCGTACTGCTCGCCCCGCACGCACTAGCAACCTATATGAGCTATAAATCACAGCGAATCGAGTACCAAGACGTGAAACTAGCTGATATACTGGATTAGTACCAAGTAAACAAAACTATCTATAATGGATTCAGGTATTGTTTTCTGGTTTCCGGACGAAACAAATTATCCCCCGCACCTAATTCATGTGGCAGGTGCGGGGGATAATTCCATACTTAGCGGGCTACAGAATCACTAGGGAACTGGTCCAGGGTTTCATCAACCCAGCCGACACGCGGGTCATAAATCTGCCCAGGTGCGCCGCCCTCAGGTGCGCCTTCCTCGCCGTAGCGGTACTGGCGGCCACCTAGTGCTTCTTTCTCCCACTGCTCACGCATAGCATCAGCAGGGTTCGGCTGCACCTCAGACACATGCTCAGGTGCAGGCTCACCTACAACACCACGAGAGATAGCCTCCAATGCCTCGTAGAAATCGACAGTACCTACAGCCTTGGAAATAGCGTCACTAACATGCGAATCAACAGCATCAGACACGATACCCTCAGTATGAGCCTTTTCTCCAACCGCGTTGCGACCAAAGAAGTATGCGGTAGCACCAAGGATAAGGGTAGAAATAGCCGCCTGGACTTCACTAGGCAGCTCGATACCAAAGCGGCCAGCGATAAAGACTAGGATAGTCATCACAGCGCCAACCATAGCAACACCCATAGTCGCGGTTTTAGTTACGTTTCCTGCGTAACGCTCATTGTTCATAATATTTTTTCCTTATCTCAGTATTAGTTAGGGAAGTTACGGTACATAGCCTGCGCATCCTGATCGAACTCAGCCTTACGCGCGTCACCCTGACCCTCGTCAGAATAGCCCAGAAGCTTACGCAAGCCTACAGCCAGCGAACCGTCTTTCATGCGGTGCGGGATACCCACACGGAACTGATTGAACAGAACCTTAACCATGCGAACACCTGCCCAAGTGTTTTGGTCGATCTCTCGCACAGCTTCGGCTAGGGTGCGACCACCAAACTCGGGTCGCTTAGTGTTGAATACAACATCCTCTAATTCTTGCTTGGTTGCCATATCAAACCAATCTTTCTGAGAGCCACCGCCCCCGTTGTAGTATGCCATTGCACGGCGCGTCATCTCGCCCTTGCTCCACGTTCCAGAGCACTCTGTAGAGAACCAGTCCCGATGTTCAGTTAGCGGGATGATACGCCCTTGCTCGCGCCAAATATCAGCGATACGCTCAGCGACAGTATTCATGTCACCCTCGCTCATACGCGGGTTACATTCAAGCGTAATACTCTGAGCATTACCCTTAGCGTTGCCATTAGCCCACGCCGCAGCAGAATGATCTACGATGCACCCGACGATACCATCAGAGATAACCTCATGAGCGCTCGTACCAACAGTAGGCGAATCACAGAAGAACGCCATCACCTGCTCCCAGGTCTGCCCCCACTCCGGTTTACCCCACCAGTGCAGGGTAATATTCGTGATAACACGCGGGTACCCGAATGTTGACTGCACAAGATAGTCAGGCGTGAAATTCTTTGCATCACGGTTAGTCACATATTTATAAGCCACTATTAAACCTCCTTCCTAGCGGCTCGCACAACCGGCAAAACACCAGTATGCGCCAACAATATATTATCAACCCTTTCACGCTCATGCCGCATCTCAACGCGCACACCCTCAATATGCGTACGCAGCTGAGAATGCTCTTCCAATCCGTCAGAGATAGCCTTACTCAACTCGCGCTGCCTCTCGCCCTGCCGTGACTGCTCAGCCAGGATAAGATCTAGCCGGTCTCGCATATCGTCCAGGTCATCACGCAAATTCGTGCCGTGATCGTTTTTTACCTGATGCTTAGCAATCTCAACATCCTTGCTGACTACATGCACTTTCTCGCCAACTGTGCTAACCTGCTCAGACAGCGTAGACAGCTTGCTAGTCACAGCCTTGTAAACGTATATGCCTGTTGTAGCTGATATGACGACAGCAGCAGACATTATTATTATGGCATCCACCACAGGATGCCCGGTCTTAGGTAACTCAATGTTCACCCATATTCCCCCTTTTTTGTCGCCTGAATTATACCGCTAAAACATGGGAATACTTGAATATAAAACTGCACCCGCACTAAACATATAGTGCAGGTGCAGCATATACTCAAGTCTAGCTATGACGCATCATAAAACACGCCTGTAATCTCACCCCAAGTACCACCATGCAGCTCAATATAAGAGCCAGGTTTCACGACAGAATAAGGGAACCACTGTAACCGCTCACGCGAACCATCAGCACGAACAACAGAGTAAACCATGATATTGCCTTCATGCTTCAACTCGATACCCTTATCACCAGGCTTCACGTCACGATTCTCATACCCACGATCCTGAGTATTAGGCCAGCTAAGATTATACCCAAACGAAGCGTTTATGTACTCACGCCCGCTACCATCATCCTTAGGTGCAGTAGAAACAGCACGCTTCTCAATAGCGATAGCCGACCGCTCCCACGTGTCACCGCCACCGTTAGTAGAAGCCTCATTCTTCGGCCCCTCACCAGTCCACGAAATGACAGCATACGAACCATCATTCGTGAGCAATCCAGGCGGTGACGCAAGATACTGCTTCTGAATCTTAGGGTTATTAGGCGCTTCCAGCGGCTCACCTGTCTTACTAGACACAGGGTACTCAAAAGACTTCACCTTACCATCCGGCGTTTTTAAACCAGGTGCCCAGAAATACTCACGCAACACACCAGTTTTATAGTCGCCGTCCTTCCAGCCAGCGTGCGCCCATGTGAATATCCACTGGATAGGCTTCTCACCCGGCTTAGGCGTTTCTGCTGCCTGGTAGCTCAACTGAGCCCAAGCAGAGTGCTTATCACCCTTCACGGTGCGAACCTGGATAATACCAGACTGACCCGCCCTAACAGTGAACACATGCCCAGGCTGAGCAGGCGCAGGTGAAGACCCATCAATCGCGATCTGGTACCCAGTAGCACCAGCCACAGTATCCCAAGTAACCGTCAAACTTGTGCCACTATCCTCAACACGCAGTCCGCTAGGCGGAGGAACATTATCAGCATCCGCTACATGCTCACCGTTACCGCCCGCCTGATCTCTTCAATCGGCGGCACCGGGTACGATACCGTACAAATGGTCGCCAGCACGCACCAGAATAACCAGCCCACTAGCAGGCGCAGCACCATTCTTAGTCTGCCACGTCACGCCAGCCGGGTGAGTAGCATTATTCAGCAGGAAAAACCAGGCAATATCTGTACCATCAGGCATAGAATATGCACGGTTATTCACAATCTGCACAGTCTCCAACTGAGAAACACGCTGCTCAAACGGCAAAACATTATTAATCCAAGCCTTAGCCCGGTCAGCAACCCACTCAGCAGGTGCCTTATCATACGGGTTCTGGTCTGGCTCATCCTCACTACCGTTACCAACCGCAAAAGTACGATCAGTAGCATACAGGTGCCCAATACCAGCCTTATCAGACTTAGCAAACACAGCATCCACATTATCCTTAGTTACGCCATGCACAACATGCCAGAACCGCCACGACGGCATACCATCATAATGGCGCGGGTGAATATCAGTCACCTTCGCATCAATATACTTCTGCGCATTAGACTCATAGGTCAGCGCAATATCGCACGCATCCATCATCTCAGGCCGCGTATTCGACCCAGGGTTGATGATAACCAGCGTGTCCTGCCCTGCAATTTCCTTGATCTTCCCGTAAAGGCGCTTGTAGTACGGCATGATAGCTTTCTGCTCTTCATCCCAGCCGTTCACAACCTCGTCAAGGAAGATCGCGAACTTAGTCAGGCCGCCTTTCTTGTACCAGGCAACTAGGTTACGCACCTGAGCAAGGATAGCTTCCTCTGTGTCCTCACGCACAGCCTCAGCAGAAACATTCAGGTTCTTGCGGATGCGCTCAAAATAAGCGGGCGTAGCAAACTCACTGTTCGCGCCGTACCGAGTCTGAAGGTAGAACGCCACAAACTTCGCACCAGCCGCCTCAGCAAGCTTACCTTGAGTCAAGAAGTCGTTATCAACCTTATCGCCCCAGTTGCCAGAAGACTTGTTGAGGATAACAATCCCGAGCGTGTCACCAAACTGTAGAGCCTTATCCCACTGGGAAACCTTGCCCGGCTGATCTCGATTATAGTAATCAGGCCAGTAATACGTAACCATCGAAATATTACGCTGCCCGAAACCATGATTACGCTCACCAATATTCATATCGGCGATAGCCCGAGACACAACCGGGGCAACATTCTTCTCAGACTCACGCAAAATATCAGTCTTAGCGGCATCAATCTTACCGTCAATCGTCTGGTCTACAGATTCCAGTGTCTCAGACACGATATTAGTTCGCGCCTGCTCGATACCTTCACTAATTTTCGTGTCAATAGTGCCACTAACCGACTCAGTAGCAGCTTTGACAATATCCCCCTTAGCCTGGGTGATACCCTCGCTAATCTTCGCAGGCAGGGTACTAGTCACAGACTCGGTAGCCGCCTGCACAATACCAGGCTTAGCAGACTCAATCTTAGAATCAATCGCAGAGCCAGCTGTTCTGAGAATATCACCCTTTAGCACCTGCGACTTGGAATCGAAAGCCGAATCAATCTTAGGGGTAACAACAGACTCTATCTTTCCGTCAATAGACGAATTTACAGACTGTACAACCTCATCCTTGATAGATGCTGATTTTTCTGTAATTACAGAAGAAACCTTAGCCTCAATCGTAGGCGTGACACGCTCATCAATCTGCCGTGTAATCTCGCTGCCAGCCGCAGCCTGCACTGCAGCAGGCAGCTTCTCATTCAGCTGTGACTCGACCACAGTAGCAGCCTGAGACTGAATCATTCCAGGCACAGTAGCCTGGATACGCTCGTCAGCCACAGCACCAGCATGCTCGCGCACACCAGACTCAACAGCCGCTGGAATAGTAGTAGACACAACCGGGGCGATAGCATCAGCCACAGCAGATTGCACACCATCCTTAGCAGCCTGCACAGCCTCAGACTTCACCCCTGCAACCTTCTCAGTTGCTACTTGTTCTGCTGCCTGCGTAGCAACAGACCGAATCTCAGTCTTAGCCTCGGTCACCTTATCTGTAGCCACCTGCTCAGCCGCAGCACGAGCAGAAGCCAAAGGCTTACCAGTCAGGTTACCGTTCTCGTCCGCAATAACCAGACGATTCAACCCATTTATAGCCAAAACTATACCTCCTCAATACGGGCAGTACCATCACCGTTATCTACCACACGGTAGTCACGCGGAGACCCGCCGCCACCCTGCTCAACATTCCGCACATTACCACGACGGTAAGGTGCAGCGAAAATCTCGGCAATATCCAGCACGTCCCCGGCCTGCACAGTAAACACAACCGGGTCACGCGGGATAACCCCACCATCAGTATAAAGCCGTGCGTGAGCCTCCCACGACCACCAAGCCGGGGCATCCTGCCCAGCCTCAGGCGCAAGCAAACGAATATCACGCTCACCCTCATAGGCTAAGTACCCGCTAGAATCCAACTCAGCCGTCACCTCAACAGGAAGCGACGTAGCCGATCCAGACACCACCAGGCTAGTAGGACGAAAAATAATCTTTCCACGCAGCGGGCGGGCAGACCCACCCACAGGCGCAGCAGGACTCAAAAACCTGCCGCGAACAGTCGCATAACCCATACGCTAACTCCATTTCTCTAGAACACACGGCATGTAAGCCGCGTCTGATTATCAGCTGGCACATGTGTAACACCAGTAATAAGGACGTTCAACTCGCCACCACTAGGCAGCTCAACAATATACGTCTCCCCAATTTTAATATCAGGACGGAAAAAAACGGTAAGACTAGGAATCTGAATCTGCGACTTAGCCATAGCCGCAATATCCTGTGCAATCGCATGAGCATTATTCTGCGTATCACCCCATGACCCAATATCAAGCTCCAACGCGGGCATTTTTTGGGCTGCAGGAGTCGTGGTAAACCTTGCGATATTCCTGTTCTTGCTGAAATCAATCTTTAGCCCGCCACGAATAATAGGGGTAGGCTTGCCTGCCAAGTCCTCCATCATGCCGTGTGCTTCACGCTGGGTAGGAAAGCGTGCCTGAATTGCGTTTGTTGTGCTAGGGTTTACCTCGTGTAGCACCCACTGCCAAGGCGTAATATCGTCTATATACGCTTCATAATGGGCTTCAATAAACCCTTTCTCCCAGACGTATTCTGCAACAGAGCCATGGTATAGTTTGCGTGCGTGTGCATCAAATTCCGGGTCTGCACCATGGTTAGGTATTCTATCTATGGTGTACAAGTAGAAAAAGTCCACGTTTAGCTCTGTGTCTGTCTCGAACCATTCTTCGGTATCAGCTGGAGAGAACCAGGTCGTGCGCCGCTCAGCAGGTTCCAAGCTACCACCTGAACCCTGCCAAAAAGTCACCGGCGCATCATTCCCTTTTGCGCCCATACGCGACCACTCAGCAATGTTATACGAAACGTTCACAGAAGACGCAAGTTTGGTTGAGTCCTGAGTAACATCAACACTAATTATTTCATCAGCATCAATACGCATCGTAGGATTATCCTTGATAATGCGCGGAACATTCACAATATTCAACGCGCCGTCAGAATCATGCCACATCATGCATGAAAAATACTCGGCAACCTCTTCCAACACCTCCCTAGCCACACGCCCACGCACAGACCGCGTAAATTGTAAAGACAGGGAATGAGAAGGTGTAGAAACACGCGCTAAGGTACGATCCTGAAAAGGCAAATCACCATTCAGTAGAAGCACATCAGCAATATGCCCGCCCTGCGCCGCGTAAATCTCGACAGCATACAGGTTCCCACCATCACGCAACCGCGTATCAGGCAGCGTACCGTTCGCGTACTCCCCATTCTCCTGGTCTACACGCCAACGGTTACCCTCGATCTTCAACTCGAAACGCGCGCCAGGTGCGAGCTTCATGGGCTTCTCGACAGTATCCAGTGCGATAGACCCATCAGCTAGAATGCCGAAACGTGCAGCGTCTTTATCATTTCCCTTCTCGCAATAGATGTTTATCCACGTGTCACCAGACCTGCCGTAGCTGTTTTTCCCGCGCAAGATAAGCGGGCGACCCTTAGAGTAAGTCTTATTATGCCCGTTAGCCGTCTCATAGGTGGCATGCCCCCTAGTCAGGTATGCCGTTCCCTCACCATGATAGAAAGTGAATATAGGCGTACCCGCATCACCCCACTTGGAGCCACCGGACGCACCAATAAGCTGCCCATGCCCGCGCCGCCAATTACACATGAAAGACCCCTGCAACGGGGCATAGAGAAGCACCTGCCTGTTCTCGTCGAGAGGCAGCTTAGACTTCGCAGCAGGTGAGTATCCGCATTGCTCCAAAATATCCCAGATAAAGTATGACAGCGAAGCGTTGGGGTAGAAGCGTTTATTGTCTGTGCGGCGGCGACCAGGCATAATATAGGCAAGAGGAAGCACCTCAACGACCTTAGACAGATTGTCGATATAGTCCACGCACTCGGTAACCAGCCCGCCAGTAGCCGAGTCAATCTTGTTCGCAGACACGCGACCAGTAAACACCTTGCTGTAGTACTGCTTAGTGTTAGACGCAGGTGACTTATGTAAGAAAATCTCAACATTATCACCCAAATAGGGGATACTGAACTTATCCGCAAAATTCGGGCGATCAGCCGAAACAGACTGACTAACAAAATCAGGTGTCGCACCCATAGGCAAATCCCATGTGATAGTCGCACCCGAGTTAGAGAATCCATCATTAGTTGCGAGCCTACCCGCAGCATCTTTAGAAGCAGACTGGTGGATAGTTACCTCGTGCATTCCCTTATCTTCATCATTGACACGCACGGAGGCGTTGATAACAGCAATACCATGTTGTGCTATCTGAGCTTCGCTTCGCAGTACTTGTGGTGGTGGAAAATCAGACCTCATTATACAACCTTTCCTCTACCTGCCCCTACTTCAATGAATTTGCACTGGTACTCGTAGATTGGTGGAAAACCCTGCATGCCGCGTAGCTTCTGCGAAGACAGCTCAGTGAGCGCAACATTTTGTATGCACCTGCCAGGTGTCCAAGGCTTCAATGGTGCACCAGTCGTCAAGGCAGGGTAGCCCACATCACCCTTCGTTGCGGTTACTGAGAAGCTTATAGGTCTAAAATCAGGGGTAAACCAAATTGATTTACGCGTCGGGTAAACCCCGTCAGCACCATCACGGGAAAGCGTGTACGTCACTAACTTAGCATCAACAGTGTCAAACTCTATCTTAATGGTAGCCCCCGGCGACAACACAGCACTGAAATTATACTGTTGCTTGCCGAATGGTAGCGGCTGACGATTAACTATTTTTACCGGGGTATTAATAGTGTATAAATCACGATAAAAAATAGAACCATCACTATCATCTACCTCGCCGCCAGACAGAACCGCACCACCATTTACAGCAGCAGGCAACATCATAGAGTCACGCTCAGTAAGAAGGTTCTCAACCTGAGACCCTGCCGGGAAAATAGTCAACGGATAATACGTACTCAAATTGTGCACATTATAAGCCGCGTTCATGAGCATCATTTCGATTTTCTCACGATCTTTACCTGCAACACGGAACGTAGCAGAAAAGTCTTTGAGAGCCTGTGGGCGACCATAGAAAGAGAAGCGGCGCGCGCCGGTAGCAGACTGCTGAACCTGGCGGTTAGCAAACGAATAATTCACCTGCTCAGTAGAACCGCCACGCACCTGCATGAAAGAAGCCTGCTGCCCAATCATCATAGGGTACGAACTCAAGGGTTTTACCTCCGTGCCTGCAAAGTTGTTGAACGCATCGTGCCGTAGAACTGTCGCCCATCAATATTCACCATAGGTCGCCAATTCGACAGTGCCTCGACTATCTGATTATACAGGTCAGGCGACTGTGCAGGGGCAACAAATTCGCGCCGACCCGACACATGCCCGCCAGCAGAGAAGCCCCTCACGAAGTCACCGGAATTGATACGCTCCAAAAGACCACGGTGCCTACGCGTCGCATCAGCATTCACAATGAACTCGCCAGAACGCACCATGAGAGGAGAGCCAGCATCAGTAACAGCAGGCACATTATCCGTCCAACGAGACAGCGGTTCACGCCCAGGAATCAGACCACCAGAAGCGAACCCAGGAACCATACCGCCGTGTGCACGCCAGCCGCCGCGCCGCCCGAGAGTCTTCTTCACAGAATCAACCATTTTCCGTTCAAAAATCTGGGTGATCGTAGTTGTCTTCTGTTGCGGAATGCTATTCAGGTTATTTTTATAGTTATTGATATTACTGTTAGCAACACCTGTTCGAGCATTCGCAGTTGTATCAACCCTACCAGGGACACTATTAGCCTTATTCGCCAAAGCACCAAGCTGCCCGAAAGCCTGCCCAGTATTAGCGTTAGCTGTCGTGTTAGTCCACGCCGGGATACTATTAGCACTATTAATAACACCATTCAAAGCGCTTGTAGCCTGCTCAGTATCAGCATTCGCTGAAATATTCACGCTACTATTAGCACCATCAGCAGCCTCACGCAAATACTTTAGCTTACCCGTTGCAGCATCAACACCAAAAACCTGTGTGCCGATAGTCACTTCACGGGGCATACGCTCAATATCATTATTCAACGAAGTCATAACACGTGCAGCCGTAGTATCCGCCCACGTACTAATCTCAACCCTGTCAGGAATACCGTAGATAGAGCGGATAAGCTGATCTGACTGTTCAGAAGTCAAACCCATCTGAATAGCAGACTGACGAAGCGTATCAATCACACCATGAATATGGTTGCGCACAGCCTCATAATCGCCGCCCTGGCGTGCAACAGCAGACGACGCCTGGATGCCTTCCTGAGCCATTTCAGCAAACGCCGCATTTAGCTTTTGACCTGCTTTCGTGGTCTGGTCAAAAGTTCGGGTCTGCCCATCATACGCGGCGCTGTTCTTCTGGATAGCCTCGGACAGGTCGTCCATGGACTTGTAGTAGTCAGCCATGCTCTTGGTCGAATCAGCAAACCCGCCCGCGAGCATCTTCAAACCTTTGTCAAGGTCTTCAACAGCAGAGCCAGCGCCCTCAACCCATTTAGCCATCTCCTGAGCCTCGCCAGAAAGCCCCTGCATCGCGGCGGAGCCTTCGTCCAGAGAGTTTTTCTGAACCTCAAGGGAGTGCTTCAACTCGTCATGTGCGCGGGTAGCATCAGCCAGCTTAGGCGGATACTCGCCTAGCATAACCTGGTATTTCTCTTCATCAGTCAGAGAGACATTCAAAGACGACGCGTAATTTTCGACAGCCTCTTTTAGCTTCGGGAAAGCCTGCATGTACTCTTGTGCTGTATACTTTGCGCGCCCTTGAGCCTCCGATGCAGCGTCAGTCTCACGAACAATCGACTGGAAGAACTTCTCAGCTTCACCACGGTTCTCTGCGTATAGGCTCCCCAATGACTCGTCCAGATTAGAAACAGCCTCTTTCAGCGCGTCAGCACCAACCTTAGCGCCCGCCGTATGGGATACCCATTGAGAGAAGCCTTCCATTGCGTCACCAGCGTCAGCCTTCAAACGCACAAGCGCCTCACCCAGACCGTTCACCTTAGGTACCTGGTCTTCCATGCCGAGGAAAGCCCATGTGGCTTTACCGCCCATGTCTTTAAATTTTTGGTTTACCTGGTCTAGGTTGCCGCCAGTGTTCTTCAAGGCTGCATTCATGCTATCGAGTGATGGCGCTTTGTACTCAGTGTTCGCCGCGCTAACGAATAGTACGATACCCTCGGCTGCTAGCGCTGCGGTACCTGCGATCTTGCCTAGTGTTGCGCCGAGCTTGCCGAGCTTTGAGCCGGACGCGGCGGCAGCAGCACCTTCGGTTGATGCAGCAAGCTCTCGTGTAGATGCTGATGCAGTACGCGCAGACACAGAGAATGAAGCCAGCGTAGCCTTCATAGTCTGGTACGCGGTGATGAATTTAGCGGCAGCAGCCACACCAAGCAGAGCAACACCGGTGAGCCCGACCACGGTAAGGTTTACTGCGAGGAATGACGGCGGCAGCTTACCCATGAAATCAAGCAGTCCTGTCGCCATTTGCACGAGTCCACGAAAGAAATCAGACAACCCACCTGAAGAGCTGAGAATGATGGTATCAATCGCTCCACCGAGCTTCTCAATATCGCCGGCTAAGTTGTTCTGCTGGATAGCAGCAGTAGAAGCAGCATATCCCGCGTCATTAGTTTTGTCGATCCAGCCCTGTATACCATCTTGCCCTTGAGTGTAGAGAACGTTAGCTGCGCGCACAGCGTCAGACCCAAAGATGGTTGCGAGAGCAGCATCACGCTGAGCAGGGGTGAGATTCTCAAGTCCGCGCTTCAGATCGCCAGCAACAGCGGTAATACCCTTAAACTTCCCCTCAGCATTGTACAGTGAGATACCGTACTCAGCCATAAGCCCAGCAGCCTCCTTGGAAGGATTCTGCAGCTTCTGCAACATGACCTTGAAGGACGTACCAGCGTCAGAGCCAACAAGGCCGGCAGACGCGAACGCTGCCAGTGTGCCTGTGGTCTCCTCGATAGACAGCCCGGTTTGCGCGGCAACAAGACCAGACTGTTTCAAAGCGTACCCAAGATCACCAACACTGCCCTGTGCTTTACCAGCACCAGCCGCAAGAAGGTCAGCCACATGCCCAATATCCGAGCCTTTCAACCCGAACTGCGTCATAGCGGTAGCAGCGAGCTCAGCTGCCTCCCCAACCTCAATATTGCCAGCAGCAGCCAATGCCAAAGCACCATCAAGACCACCAGAGAGAATGTCCTTAGTCTCAACACCCGCCTTAGCAAGCTCCTCAATACCATTAGCAGCCTCAGACCCAGAGTACTTGGTGTCAGCGCCCGCTTTCATTGCCGCGTTGCGCAGCTTCTCCATATTTCCAGCAGTTTCATGCGTAGCAGCCTGCACCTGCGACATCGCCTTATCAAAATCAGCGTACTGTTTCACCGCATACCCAAAACCAGCCGTCAACGCGGCACCGCCAAGCGCAGCGCCCGTAGAAATATGATCCAGCGCTTCACGGTTCGACAGGATGTTTTTTGCTAGCGTACGCGCCTCATTACTCAAATCACGGAAATACCCGCCAACGCTAGAAACCATAGCCCGACCACGATCAGCCATAGCCCCAAACGCGCCAGTAACAGAATCCTTAGCGCTAGAGAATGCAGAGCGGATACCAGTAGTAAACGAGTTGTACATCACAGCAGAACCAAAATTAGAGTTCTTGAACGCATTGCCAGCAGCAGACGCAGCAGAAGACACACTAGACTTCACAGCCGACGCATAATCCCGCCACCCAACACTAGCGGTACGAGAAGCACGCTCCATTACACCGGTAATACTGCCCGCACTTACTTTCGCGGCTTCTGCGGCTTCTCGGTATGCTGCTTTTTCGGCTCGGGTCATGCCGCTTATTACGCCTACGCGTTCGCGTGCTGCGGTGGATGCGGCGGCGGCGGCGGCGCGTCCTGCTTCACGTGCGGCTGCGGCGGCGGATTGTGCTGTGCCTTTGGCGGCTTCTGCTTGTGCGGCTTTGGCTGCGTTGGCTGTTGCTTTCGCGGTTTCGCGTGCTGCTTGGTTGGCGGCGTTGCGTGCACTGTTGGCGGCGGCAGTCACGCCTGCTACGAAGTTTTTGGTGTCTGCTCGTAGCTGGATGGTTACGGTTTGCGCAGTGTTGGATTTGCCTCCGCGTGAGCGTCCGCCGGTTCGTGCCATGCTAAAGCTCCTGTCCTTCTTCTTCGGCTAGTTGTTGCTGCCATTCTAGTAGGTCTGCGTATGCTGGGTCTTCTGTCGCGTCGTAAGGCTCCGGGACAAGAATATCACCAGGGCGCGGCTTGTAGTCTTCACGCTGCGTGATTTGCTCGACAGCTTCTTTCGCCTTACACGTGTATGTCTCTACCTCGAACTGCGTGTGTCCTTCGCGGCATTTCTTGCGCGGGTTCCCGCACTCGGGGCAAAGCTCAGCCTGGTAGATTTCCCAACCTAGCGCTGCTGTCATATCGCGGTCTGTCCAGTCGCGGGTGCTGTCGCCTAACAGCATCGCACCGGGGGGTTTGCCCCAGCGGGCGGCTGCACGCATTACGAGTACAGCGCCCGCGTTTTCTTCTTCTGTGAGTTTATCGGCGACGAAATCGGGGCGACACCTCTAAGGTGGCTTCGGCTGCGCGAGCTTCACCATAAGTCGATAGGCATTTGACGAATTGCCCGCCCAAGGTGTCCGCGAGCTTCAGCCACTGGGATGCCGCGAGTGACTGCCCTTCGAGGGTTGCGGTGAGCTGGAATACGCGCGCCCACCAAGTAAGGTCTTCGGTATCCACCTCGTCCTTACCAGTGTCTTGCTTCCAAGCTTTATTGATGTCTTTCAGCTCAGCATCATTGAGGACACGGGTGCGGAAAGTCGCAGTCTTAGCGTTGCCGGTGATTTCTTCTACCTGTTCATAGAGTGCGGCAAGCTCACCGTCGAGTGATTCGGAGGCGACAGTTTCCATGTCGTCGCTCTCACCCTCTGCGCGCAACGCTTCTAGCTTCTCGATCTGCTCTTCAACATTCGCCAAGTCTGCAACATCATCAGGATTCAACAGCAGCACAGTCTCGCGGTGAAGCTTGTACTGGTCTGCACCAGACAGCCACTCGGAAAGGTTAAAAGCGTTCTCAGCAGTGTTCTTAGCCATTAGGTTCTTCTCCCTCATCTGGTGGTGTGATGGGCAAAAAATATTGGGCGCCTCCCCCAACCACTATAGGGGAGACACCCAATATTGTATCACTCACTCACTCAAGACACTTTACTATGCTACCACAGAAATAAACTCGCGGAAACCAGTGACCTGGCATTTGTGAATGGTGCGGATGTAACCAGAGGTTCGGTCTGCTGCCTCGTTTACAGGGTGCGGCTGGTCGAAAGAACATGCGTAGATACTGATTTCGTCGCCTTCCGCGAACGGCTCATAGTAAGGCTTGTTGGTGTGACGGGTCACAACATATGCCTCGGTGCCCTTATTCTTGAGCATCTGAAAAATCTTATCACGCACAGGGTCAAACTTACCGCCGTTCGCGCCTTCCTGGAAGTAGCGGAAGATAGCAAGCTCAACCTCAGCATTGGACTGACCCCACGCTTTCGCGTTGGTGTCCTCACACACGGCAGCCATACCGTCGATAGTCTCAGAATCGGTAGACCCGATCTTAGTCTGGGATTTGATAGCTGCACACGAAATATCGATAGCAGTATTAGCGTTCAGCTCGGCAACCTTCGGCTTGTCCATAGAGACAACGCCACCCATAGGGATAAGCATAAGCTTTAATTTCGCACCCGCGTAGGTGCGACCCGGCGAAGAATCAGCCATGTTAGTTCTCCTTAGACTCGTTGATAGTAGTGTATTCTACTGGCTCTGCTGGTTCCTGATCGCGTTGCGATGGCGGAACCTCAAAACCAAATAGCTCCTGATAGCTGGCTGGCACATATGCGAGACGGCGCGTCTCGGGGTGCACTAGCCACATAAAATTATCCATCATTACCCCCTAGGTATGGTAATAGTGTAGGTCAAAGGCGTGTATAGTCGGGCTGGTGTCACCTCGGAATCGGTTAGCATGACTTGCCCTTGTGCTTGCGCCCAATCCAGATTAGCGTAGCTGTCACCAATTATCTTTGTGGTTGCGATCCGGTCACGCACAGCATCGGTGAGCGCGTAAAGCTCATGCGTGGTCTGCGCAACACAGGTAACAGTGAAATCAACAGTCAACGAATCATTGTCAGGTGTACCGCATAGCCCTACCATGTCCTCATAACCTGCACCCACGCCCATAAAAATAGCCACATAAGGCTTAATATGGTTCGGTAGGTACTCTGGCACAGACTCAGGCACGAAACCCTGGAACACGCTAACGTTCTCGATACCAGACAGTGCACGCTCGATAGCCTCAGCAAGATCAATAGTCACACTCATAGCTCTACCCCCTCAACAATGGCTGCGACCATGTCGTCCATAGTTGCTTCAATAGCGGGGCGCAAGTGTGCACGTGGTGCCATTTTAGACGTACCGAACTCAACATACGCGGCGTATGGTGCAGCAGAGATAACATCAGCTGCGTTCCTTCCAGCCTTGGCGGCTGTGATGTTTGAGCGAAGGTACCCCGTGCGTACGGGTGCGCGGCGTTTCGCTTCGTCCCTCAGTATCTTACCTGCAGCGAGTACCTGCGGGGAGAAATCGTGTGCCGCCGCAACCTGAAAGGTGACGGCAAGCTTTTTCATTTCTTCCCAGTCCTGTTGCATCATTTTGTACCTGCTCTCTGGTTCTGCATCTCACCACAGATAAGGTCGATAGACCCAAGCAACGAACCAGCCATGACCTGCTTCACAGTGAAGCGCTTACCATGCATGCCAGGAATATTAGACGCAGTCACCACGAGTACATGATTACGTAAACCAGCGTGAAGCTCCCACATACGCAACGGCATCTGAACCAGATAATCGCGTGTAGCCGCGTCCTGAACCGAACCAGTCACATTATCAGCATACCGGTTCAACTCCTGGATGCGGCAAGTCACATCCGTAAACACGCGCTTCTCAACCACGCCAGCAAGAGGTGCCTTAGGGTTCACAGCAGCAGGCGCGAGCACATCCACCATAGCCGTCATCCCCTGCTCAACAACAGGCGCAAGACGCAACGACCAATCAGCAGGTACCGCACGCTGCCTAGATGTATAGCGAGCCATAACGGCACACCCCCATCGGCTCAAACCAGGCACCAAGCATCGGGTCGCCTTCCTCATGGATACGGGTAGCTTCAGCGTCCAGCGCGTCAGCTTGCGCCCGCAACTCGGCAGCAACAGCGACACCATCAACAGATAAATCCTGTGTCGTAATCTTCTTTGACAAAAGGTTTTCATCTGTAGCCATACGCCGCAGCAGCCTTGCAGCTACACGACGAACAGTAACCGCCGCGACACTAGCAGGCTCCAGAGACGCAAGCAGCTCTATGTCCCTGTCAGAGAAGATAGTCTCATGATCGTGAACCTGTTTATCATCGCTCGGTAAATCGTTTACCAATAGGCGGATCGTGTAAATATCTTCTGCTGTCAGAGACATAGAGCCTCACCCCTTCCAGTATAGCTTACTTGGTGCCGTCAGATGCGTATGCAGCGTGTGCGAACACAGCGGCCGCGCCGGTGACGTGGCGACCACGGTAAGCAATAGTATCATCCGAGAAGCCACCTTCACGCGCATCAATAGTAGAACCGGTAACAGAGATGCCGGTGTTGTTGCTGATGCGCAGGTCAGGGGTTTCATGCCCAACCAGGGTTGCACGCTGGATAGCCGGGTTAGCGGAACCAGCGGCAGGCAGAAGGAACCAGGTAGTATTCTTCGTGGTAACCTTCGGGTTCAACTGTGCGAGCTGCGGCACAACCGCAATATCAATGTTCGACGAAAGGAAGTTAGCAGAAATGATCTCGCTGTTACCATTCTTAGTGCGGATTTCCTTAGCACCCAGAATCTCATATGCCTGTGCAGCGAGCGCGGATGGCACAACAAGCACCATACGCTCAGTATCAATAGCGGAACCATGCACACCGTCACGACCAGACACAGCAGCATATGCAGCCTTCAAAGACTCAAGGGAAAGAGCCTTGGTATCAGCAGCGGACGCACCAGAGAAGAAAGCCTGGTTGATACCCTGCGCGTCGAAAAGGGTAGAGAACACTACCTTGTCTTCCAGCTTAGCGGCACCAGCTGCGAGGCGCTTAGGAATCTGGGTGAGTTTGTCCCAGTTCTTGTTTACGACATCTTCCCAGGTGAAGGGGAACACTCGTCCGTACTTGTCATTCTTAATCTGGACGGTGCCAGGCAGAAGGTCGGCTGCCTTGTATTCCTCGGCTTCGTTGACGTGAACATAGTCGATGTCGCCTGCGAGGGTAGCCAGAGGGGTTGGGTTGAAGGACGACAGGCGCGTGGTCTGTGCCACCTTCTGCCACTGGGTTTCGTAGCCACGGTACAGGTCAAGCACTTCATACTCGAAAGCGCGACCAAGCAGCGCTGGGAAGTCACTAGTAGTAAGTGCTTCCTGTAAACGCGCCTGTGCACTGTATCCGCCGCGGATGCCATCTCGGAGGATGGTTGCGGCTTCTGCTACGCGCTGGGTTGCACCAGTGTCGCGCAGCTTGTCGTAGTTGAGAAATTCACTCATTAGAATTTTGTTCCTTTGCTTTAATCGAATGCTACGCCAACAGGGGCAACCTCAATGGTTGCGCCAGCGGATGCTGATGTTTGGAGTGCTACGCCCCAGATTTTGCCTGCACCAGTGGTGAGCACGCCGTCAGTGCCTAGCTTGACGATCGCGCCAGCCTGCACGGTCTCTTTCACGGGCAGACGGTATGAGCCGTTGCGCCAGATGGTGACTTTCTGTCCCTGCTCTGCGGTAGTCATCGCTACACCAGCGATAGCGCCGATACGGACAGGTTTACCGGACTCGTACTTTTTATCGGCAATGAGGGCGATGTGTTCGCCTTTGCCATAGGATACGTTGATAGCCATGTTTATAGCCCCTTCATGATCGAGAGAATGTCGTCAACGGTTGCAGACTGTGATTCCTGGACGTGAGCACCCATACCGTAGACGGGAGACTGCGCAGACTTAGCAGCCAGTACTTCTTTGAGGGATTCCTGAACGCGGGTCTCAAACTCAGCCTTAGATAGGGATGCAGCAGACTCGACAAGCATCTTGCGGGTCATGGGTGCGTCTACGTTGCGGAACGCCTCAGATACGACAGCCTCAGCATCCTTCTTAGCGCTCTCTGCTTCTAGTTCTTCAACTTTTGCTTTCAGCTCGTCGCGCTCAGCTTTCAGGTCTTCAACCTGTTTCTTCAGCTCAGCAACTTCTGGTGACTCAGCCTTAGGTGCATCCTGCACGGGTGCGGGCTTAGCCACAGGTACGCCATCAGCTTCAACAATGTTCGCCATGCCGTCCACCTCTCTACTAGATTCCAGGACGGCAGTAATTTTTCCGCCGCGCCCCGGCTTCGTAACAAAATCAACAGAATCAACCTGCGTAATCTCTTTGATCACGCGGTCTTTCCCAGGCGCCATTATACCAGACGCATTAATAGACACACCGATGTACGGTGCACGCTCACGGATAAAATCCCTGTACTCAGGGAAAATCTTCGCACGCCCAACAAGCGCACCAGAATCATCCACAACAGGGCGACCATCAATCACCCCAGCAAGCTCACGAATATCACCCTCAGGACGCGAGTTACGCTCTGCACCTGTTGCATGATTCATGTACATGTGCACAGGCGAATCCCAGATAGGCGACTCCGCAAGCTTCTTGATAGTCTCCGGCGGGTACTCCCCAGAACTACCCTTACCAGGCGTAATGATAGCCACAGCCACCAGGGAACCAGTAGGCTCCCCATCAGCCTCAATCAACTGCACACTAGACACTACTTCCTCCTAGCCAAAATGTCAGACAAATTACGCTGAGTCCAATACATGGAACCATCATACCAGCGCGCACGCCTCGACAGGTCAGACCACTCAATAGACCCATCCGCAAGACCACGCACAACCTCCATACCCTGCGGCGAAGAAGCAACACCAGCAATAGCCTCAACCTGCGAATCGAAATCGAGTGAGTCAAACCACGCACGACCCGAGTTACGAGCGGTAATGTCAGGATACTGACTTAGGAGAGGTGCCATTACGCAGCGGCAATTTGGGTGTGAGTGTAGTTCCCCGCTCATGTATTTTTCTCCGTGGTGCATGACGCATGATCGGCAGGTGTTTTTGTCGAGTTGTGCGACCCATTGCCAGCCTTCGGTTTGGATGTTTTGGGTGAGGGTTTGGGTGGTGCGTCGTGAGGCTTGTTGTGTGGCTAGGTTTATGCCTAGTGATATTGCGGTGGCTATTTGTGCGATTTTGGTCTTGAACCCGGTTAGTTTGATTTTTTCTGGTTTAGGAGTAGGCGCAGGCTGGGGGAGTGTCTGAGTGGTGTAGTTTTGGAGGTTGTGGTGTGTGGTGGCTGCCGCTTGTTGTGCGGCTTGTTGTGCGGCTTGGTTGGCTTGGTGTTGAATCATGCCTAGGGTGGCGGCATATGTTGCCAGTGCGGCCGTTTGTTGTTTGCGGCGTGTATGGCGTGGTGTGAGTGCCCCTAGTGCGGTGATTGACGCTAGGGTGGCGGTGAGGTTTTGGTGGTTTTGGTGCGCGCTAACTATGAGCGGCTGCGTGGCTTGGTTTTCTATCTGGGTGAGGTCATCCTGCAAATTTTGGGCGTATTCTTCTGGTGTCATTTTATTTCTCCTGCGTATGCTGCGCGGATTAGTGCGTCGCCTGTGGTTTCTGTGGTGCGGTGGATTTGCCCGTCGCTGTCGCGTAGCTCGTTGATTTTTTCGTCTGGGTCTGTGATTCCGAGTGCACGCATTGCGAGTAGTGCGGTTTGCTCTAGTGGGAGTACTCCGAGTTGGTCTGCCGTGGTGATCGCGTCGAGCTGCGCTTGTGTGGGTTCGGGTGTGATGTCGTCCCAGTGGAAGGTGATTGTGCGCGGCGCGTCTACTGGGAGTTGCCCTAGGCTGATTTGATTGTCGATGATGTGGTTGATGATGGCGCGGTAGGTTTCTTCCCAGGTGCGGCGGCGCGCTTCGATTTCGAGTTGTAGCGGGCGGTCTAGTGTTTCGGCTACTGCGCGTGCACCTGTCTGTCCGGGGTCTGCGAGTAGCATTGTGACGGGTACACCTAACGCGGCGGCGATCATTGCGGCCAGGGGCTTACCTGATTCCGCGTCGATGGTTGCGCCTGTGTTTGGCATGGTGGTGATTTCTGCGTCTACGAGACCTATTGCGCCGGGTTGTGTTGCGGCTTCTGCTTGCTGGATGGCGCGGCGTGCGTCTTGTACGGCGCGTGAGGTTTTGCCTGTGATTCGGTGGCTTATTTTGCTGATGGCTCGCATGAGTCGCGCCCAGTCTTGCAGATAGTTTTTGTAGGCGCTTATCCAGGGTGAGGCTGCGAATAGATCGGGTGTGCCTAGTAGTGACATTGGTATGCGGTTTACGGCGTGGTGGTAGATGGGTGTGTTCCAGTCCACGGGCACGCCGTCTACCTCTGCGTACCTGCTTGCTGGCTGGTACCCTAGTGCGGGGTGCCAGGTCTTTACTGTGCGCCCGTCTTGGTAGTGCGAGCGTAGGTATAGTGCGGGGCGTACGCTGTCTTCCTGCATTGGCAGGATTTTCTCGATATGCTCGATTCCTTCGGTGCGTGCTACAGTGCGCCCGGTGGCTGGGTCAGCGAAAAGCAAAAAGAAAATATTTCCGTCTGCTGCTTCCTGCACACCGAGTGCCTGGTGTGCGCTATGCCCGGTAAGGGAGATACGGTTATCTGGATCGTCAAGGAAACTCTGAATAATTTCATTTACGCCAGATTCTTCATCGCAGGTGATGCCTACACCGGAACCAAAAACATATGATGTACGGATGCTCACGCCGCGCTTGCCTAGCGGGTCTGCAACAGCGAGCACGCGGCATGTCTCAGCAATATTCTGAATACCAGATAGAGAGAACTCTGTTTCTGCCGCCGCAGCGATAGACCGCCACTCAGTGTTCTGTGCCCATGCCTGTTCTAGATCGGCGATTGATTCTTGCAGGTCTTGTGTGGCTTCTCGTAGCTCGCGGCGCTCACGGCGCGCACTGAAAATACTCATTAGTATGCGTATCCTATCTCATAGTCAGATTCGGTATAGTCTTGCACATCATCATACCCGCCATATATCGGGTGGTGGTAGATCTGATTGAGCGCCTGTGTCATAGCGTCCACGGTATCGTCGTGTGCGCCAGCAGGGAATTGCCGCATCTCTGTTATGAGCTCTTCCACATTTGGGAGCAGTGAGGGCGTAGGGAATAGCACATTTTTAGCATGGATATACGCCGTGACTGCGTTAGCGCGAACAACCTTGCCACCCTCAGGGTTAACAGGGATAATCCCAGGCACACGCGACCGTAGCGAGTCGATAACGGCGGGACCATTCGCCTTATCTTCCACGTATTTTATCGTAGCCTGTGGATATTTCGCCGCCATTGCCTCGATAGCTTCGCAGGTGCGGGTGAAATTCATGCGCTCACGCACCATATCCACAAGATACGCAGTGTTGCCCTCTGAGTACCATGTCTGCCCAACAGCATAATCGGAACCGCTGGTGTCTTTAAACGTCAAGTCCCACGACTGAACAAGGATGCCTCCGTTAGCTATACCTGGGAATGTCCTCGACCCGTCAGGGTTTTCTACCCAGATAGGCGACGTGTAGCGCGCTAAAGCATCAGATGCTGGGAATATGCCGCCCTCGTCAGGTGCAGGTGTTCCTTGGTATAGTGCAGCCCATGCCTGCGGGTTAGCGTCGCGCTTACGCTTTTCCCAGTTCTCACGAGACCTGCCGCGTGCGCTAATCATGAACTCTCCAGGTTCACGCCCTAGAATGTCAGTCTCACCATGCTCTGGTCTGTGGTCTGCCTGAGCGGGAATACGTATGTACTCCCATTCGCCAGGCTGATTAGCCATTACCTGACCGGCTAGATCGTTCTCATGCCAGCGTGTAAGAATCATAATTACGGGCGCACCGGGTGCTAGACGGGTGGATGCTGTGGAAGTCCACCAAGACCAGGCGCGGCGCTGGTAAGCCTCCGAGCGCGCGTCTTCCATGCCACGCACAGGGTCATCGATAATGAGCACATCGGCAGGCTTACCGGTCATTGAGCCGCCAACACCTGTACAGAAGAGCGAGCCAGCATGCCCGCGTATGTGCCAGTAGTGCGCCGCCGATGAGTCAGCCGCAAGCTCTATTTGCATTTTGTCGCCATGCTCGCGAATGTCATTACGGATAGTGCGTCCCCAGTCGGACGCGATAGCTGCCTGATAGGAGGCAATAATCACACGCTTATCAGGGTCTTTAGAAAGCACCCATTCTGTAAAGCGACGTGTGGCACGCTGTGACTTACCTTCCTGCGGCGGCATAGAGATGATTAGCCGCGCATCAGGAGTATTGTAGGCACGCACAAGCGCAGCGTCGATAATATCCAACGCAGGTGTCTGCACATTTTTAGGGTCAAGGTCAGCTGCAAGCTCACCAGGTGTAGCCCAAGACACTGTGCGTGGGGCTACGGCACGTGCCAACTCTGAGTAGAATATTTTACCCCTCCTGCGATTCTAAGGCGTGCAGCTCAATAGCGAGCGTATTACGCACAGTAGACTCTTGCTCGCTCGACAAGCCAGCTGAAGCCAGTGCACGTGAAATAGCCGCCGAAATAGCAGAAACCTTAGCCGCCTCAATCTGAACAATTTTTCCGGCAATATCGTGCTTCATTGCCATATCAAGGAATTTAGCGGTGCGATCCATCGCCTCGCCGTACAGCTGCACAGCGGCACGTATCTGCACAGCCCCATCAGTGGTGATTCGCTCAATATCTTTCAGCTCATTCACCATCTTGCCTAGCACATCTTTGAAATGGATCGCTTCGGTAGTGAGCCTTTGTAGCTCTATGAGTGGGTCTGTTACACGTGACTCGATAGGCACATCTACGGCTAGTGCGCCTACTTCGCGGCGCACTTTCTCCTGGACAACATAGCGTGCATAATTCAGCTTCGCCGCTTTTTTAATCTGAGGCGCAGAGCCACCATGCTTACGACACACAGTAGCACCTTTCACAGCGTAGCTTCGGCAAGGGTTCCCTGTCCTACGGCTAACCGCCGTACATTTCATGCCCTGGTACCATTCTTTTTTACTAGTCATAATGTAACCTCCATGCATATTATACATGGAGGTTACAACTGGTTGTTTAGTCTAGTCCAAATTGGATTTTAGCGGTTTCAATTAAAGATTTATAAACCTTACCATGCATATTATCGCCATGAGTAGACTCGACAGCTTCAAGAAATTCTTCAATAGAACCAGTGAAACAACCCCTAGTTACCCTAACTCCTATCTCTGAGTCCCTGTAGATTGTCAAACATCCACGCTCACTGCCAATATCTAATACAGTAATCATATCCACCTGACCGGACACCTGTGCATCTCCGGACACCCATGCGTTGCCGTACACCCATGCGTCTCCGTACACCCGTGTGTCTCCGTACACCTGTGCATATCCGTACACCTGTGCGTATCCGTACACCTGTGCGTCTCCGGACACCCGTGCGTTGCCGTACACCCATGCATCTCCGGACTGAGCTAGATTTTCGTACC